TCTGGTAAATGTTTAAATTTATCGTGATTCATTATTCACCTTTCTAGTTTTACATATAATTCCATGAATTTTCCACAACTATTGCACGGCATTTCAAATATAGGAACACCAATTCTGCCAATAGGTTCCTGTAATGTTTTGCATTTAGTACAATACGCCTTTAGTCGTTTCGTGTTATATGCTTTTTGTGCGATTTCTCTAATTTCTCGTTCTTTGCTCATTACATCACCTTTTAATTTTAAGTTTATCTTTAATTGCAGACTTGATTTGCCTTTCCGTGTATGTTCCGGGGAAAGAATCAACTTGAGCCGTTCCGCCGTCAACGGTAAAAGCTATAACTATTTTATCTCCGTCTATGGAAACGCTAAGAAACTGTATGTCCGCAGGCGGTTTTTTAGCTTCTGCATCACAAGCTTTGAATATTTCTTCGTATTGTTTAGCGATAACATTGATGTCGTGATGTTTCTCCGCAAATTTCCTGGCGCCTCGTGATAGAGTTTTAGCTAAATTGGGGTCATTCTTTATAAGCTTGATTTGCTGCTGTACACTTCCCCATGAACGCTTGCAGAACAGAACGTCTTTGCCATCTTTCATAAGTTCGCCATGATAACCAGCCACTTTGGTTGTTATGATAGGCACTCCGCAAGCGCAAGCTTCCATAAGCGTGTTTGATGATCCCTCTCCAAGCGTAGGGTGAACCAAGCAGTCTATCTTGCCATAAAATAGCTTTTGCATTTTATCATGCGGAATCTGCTCATCTAAGTAAAGAGCAGTTTTAAGCTTTACGCCTAAGTTCCTGCAAGCGGTTTCAACAAAATCAAAACCTTTGTATTCCCGGTATTGCTGATTTGTTATGTTTCCGCAAAAACCTACGGTAAACTCGCGCTTGGTTTTCTTTTGCTTCGGCTTCTTCCATTCTTCCAGGTCTATACCGTTGGGAATTAGATAAACATTATCGTTGCAGGTCTTGGCAATATCAAACAAATTCTGATTAGTCGCTATCAAGCAATAACATTCTCCCATTTCTTTAAGCAATGGCTCGATCTTATTCATATTGTCAAAGTTTAGGTTTCCACCCATGCGGCATACGGTTTTTAGCCGTTCTTTAAACTTTTTAAGCAATGTAACGTTTTGAGCCATGATAATATCTACCCCACTTGTGTTTATTGGTTTTCCATCATAAAAGAATTGGCGCGAAAATTCAATATCCATGTGTTTTTTTAGTTGCGAGAATATTAATCCCCAACTCCATGTATCGCTAAATTCTATTGATAAGACTTTCATTTCAGTAACACCCTTTCGCATTTACCCCATTCCGCGATAACTTCTACGCTTGCAAACTTTGATTTGAGAAGATCCATTTGATTACTATGTTTGCGAATATCAAGAATAACCACTTTAGGATTACATTTCTTTATCTGGCTCAAGTAAGTTTCTACTGGATAGTGAAACCCGCATGAAAGCAAAGATATGATTAAATCATAGTCTTGTTCGATAAAATCGCCGTGAGCATCATAAATTTCAAGTGAATCTCTTTTAACACCGTTAAGCGTTAAGAATTCCGCTGTTAACTCAAGACTATTGTATACGGCGCCGTGTGAACGGTAGCCATAATAAACTTCGTCCGATGTAGTCCTGAAATCAAACATGTTTAAAAATGGATCGTGAAACTGTTTTTGTGAATAGTGTTCGTGAATCATGGCGTCTATTCCGCCTATTCCGCAACCTATGTCAAGAACGTTGTTACATTTTTCCGGTAAATGAGCCTTGATTGAATCAAAGTCCTTTAGAATGTCTTTAAAGTAACATCTGGCTATATCGGCATCACCATAACCGGTACGTTGTAAAGCGATAAACTTTTCCATGCTCTTTGTGATTTTAAACTGTTCCATCTTGTTGCTCCTTTTTATTTTTTAGTCGCATACTCATATACGTCTTTAACCAGTATGCGTCGTTTTGCGGATAGATTAGAGGTTTTTGCCATTATAAGCTTATATTCTTGTGGAATGTTAATTCCCTTTAGTTTTCGTTCAATATTATTTGACAAAGATTCTTGTTTTGCCTTGCTCTCGTTCGGAAAAAACGCCTTTACTGCTTTTTCTACATATTCTCTAGTGTTCATTTCTTCTTTCCCTTTTTAATTAAGTGTTCATACCATCTATTGCTATCTATATGTAAAATATCTCTTTCACCTGCTTCTCTGCCGTTTAAAAAATGTGGAGAACAAATATAGTTTACGTCTGCGTCTTTTTCATCTATAATATGTTCGTGATCTGGCATCTTCTTTCTCAAATGCTTACATAGATTGCCAAACGCCCAATCTTTATCTTTTTGAATCCAGTTAATTTTCATAGTCAATAAAAAAGCCTATCCCGGTTATAGAGATAGACTGTAGGTTAAATTTGTTATTTAAAAATAAAATTTTGTTCCTGCGACAAAGCATTTTTTACACCGTGTTATTTATGATAAATTTACTAACTTGTTGAATATAGTATGCAAACTACTATAATAAAAGCTATTTTTTAGAAAAAAACCATAATTAATATAATTTACGCCCAAACGCCCTGCATTGTTTTAGCTCTATTCCATGTAAAAATCAGTTGATAAACATTTGATTATGTTTTATTGTGGAGATAGTGATAGACTTTTTAACTTTTGCCGGGAAAAAATATGAACGAGATACCAGTTGAAAAAAAAGATGGAAATACGGCATCTGCCGAAACTGATGTTATGGGCGGCGCTAGCGAGATGGTTCTTAGTCAACTAGGCGCTCACATAAGATCTTTAGTCCGCGAATATACCGATTCAAAATCCCTTGTAATGCAAGAGCTTGATACTTGTCGTAGGCAAGCCCGGAGCGAATATTCAGATTCAGAGATTAAAAATTATGAAGCTACCGGAATAGGCTGTACAGATTATCAGCCACTTACAGAGGGAAAAATAAACGTTGCTCAAGCCATGATTTTTGATGTTGTTTATCAAGCAAGCGAAAGAACGTGGATGATCGAGCCAACTCCGATACCTGATCTTGATGAAGATACAGTCCAGAATATTGCCGCGGCTGGCGAACAGCACTTCCAGGAACTTATGGCAGAAGGGCTTGTTCCTCATACAACCGACATGGCGCAGTTTGGAAAAGATATGGAAACCGAAATGCGTATGGCAATAAACAAAGAAGCTAAGAAAAAAGCTGAACGTATGCAAAAAATAATGGACGATCAGCTCGCAGAGGGCGGATTCTGGGACGCGGTTAATCATACTTCAAAAGACTTCTGTACATATCCGGCAGCATTTATGAGGGCAGTTTTAAGACAAGAACGTGTTGCGCGTTTTATTGACGGCGAACTTACCGAAGAAGATAAACCGATTTTACAATGGGAACGAGTTTCACCATTTAATGTATATCCAAGCCGGAACAACAAAAAACTAGATCACGATTCATTATTTATGAAAGTATCTTTTAGCCGGGCAGAACTATTTGCGCTGGCAGATACAGAGGGCTATAGCAGAAAAAAAGTTATAAAAGCATTATCTGACTATGGCGATTCCGGTCTTGTTGAAAGAGATCCTACGCTTCAAGACAACGTTGAATCAGATCGTTATGACCCTATTGACAAGCAGGAAACAGGCGCGATTACAGCAGGTGTAATTGACGGCTTTGAATATTGGGGGAACAACTCCGTTAAATCCTTGCGATCTTGGGGAATGAAAGGTATTCCGAAAGACGCAGAAGATACAGCGGAATACGCAATACACGCTATTCTCATTGGTGATTATATTATATTTGCACAGTTGAATACTAATCCACTACAAAGAAAGCTATTTTATTCAGCTTCTTATGAAGATGATCCAGATTCAGTCTGGGGCGGATCACTTCCTAAAAAAATACGTTCTGCTCAACGCGGAATGAACTCTACTAGACGAGCTATGATTACAAACCTTGCGCTTGCTTCCGGTCCGCAGGTTACGGTTGATGATGATATTATGGACGCGACTTGTGATACTTCCGATATATTCCCTTTAAAAGTATGGCATTGGAGATCAGGAGATAACAGATCGAGTAATTCAAAGCCGGTTGATTTTTTCCAGCCATCATCTAATATTCAGGAATTAATACCTGCAATGAATAGATTTGCTCAAGAATCAGACGAGTATTCAGGAATACCGCGATATACTCAAGGAAATTCAGAGGGGGCAAACATTGGCGCGGCTAAAACTGCAACCGGGCTTTCAATGTTAATGAACGCTCAAAGCAAAACATTTAAAAAAGTAATTGCTAACTTTGATACCGGGTTTATTAAAAAATCTCTGGAAGATCTTTATTACCGAAACATGAAAGATCCGGCAATAGACGATGAAGCAAAAGGCGATATGCGAATTGTTACCAAAGGTATTCTCGGAATGAGTTTACACGAGCAATTACAGTTACGCCGTCAGGAATTTTTACAGATGGTATTGAGTAATGAAACTCTTTTAGGCACTATCGGACAAGGGGGATTAGTTAAATTACTGCGTGAAGTGGTTAAAACTCTGGACATGCAGGGTGAAATGATACTTCCGAACGATTCTCAACTAGAACAAATAAAAGAACAGGCGGAATTACAAGACGCCATGCAGGGCGTATTTGGTATGCTTGAATTATCAGTACAGCAAGGAATCATAAGCGAGGATCAATTTAGAGGTATTGCACAGCTTATTAGTTCAGGCGGTCAAGAAATACAGAATCAAGCGCCAAGACAACCGCAAGCGCCTATTGAAGCGTCCGCACAGCCGCCAGTTAATATTCCATCTAAAGAGGTAATGTAAATGTTTAGCCCTACTGCAGACGAAAAGAAAAATTTAGAAGTTATTAATAGCCATAAAGCGACTGCTTCCGTCCGTGCCGTTCTCAAGCGCGAATTAGGGAAACAAGCGCGAATTCTTATGAACATCAACGATGTAAATGTTATGTTGACTGTTCAGGGAGCTTGCCAGGCAATTAGAGATATGTACAAATTATTTGATATTAACCCAGAAGAAGATATAGAGCAATTCTTAGTGGTTAATGAAGAAAAGGTTGTCATTAAGCAATTTAGCTTTTGGCAAAAACTAAAATATTTATTTAAAAAAGTCGGATACCCACTCTGGACCCGATAATTTAATAATAAAGCCGGACACTCGCAAGAACCCGGCAAGGAAAAAACGATGGCAAAGGACAACAACAAGAAAAGTGGTTTAACAGAAGAAATGTTAAACAACCCGAACGTGCCGGAACATGTAAAAAAAGGTCTTGTAGCTATGGATACTGAGCTTAATAGTGAAGCTCAACCCGAAGCAAGCAAACCTGTTGATGCTATTCCGCCTGTTGTGGAAACTCCCGACACTCTCAAAGTAGAACCGGGGAAAGAAGAAGTTCCGCCAGTTGCTCCTGTAACTCCTGAAAACGTTGAAGATCCCGATGATCCAAACGCTGACTGGAAACAGAAGTATCTATCATTGAAAGGGAAATACGAAAGCGAAGTTCCGCATTTGCAAAAAAACTCAAATGCTCAAACTGACGTGATCGAGTTTTACAAATTGGAAAACGCAAGACTTAAAGGAGAACTTGACAAATCATCTAGTTCCGATGCCGCGTTGCCTAATGTAGATGTTTCCAAGACAATAGCGCAAGAACTGGCAGATAACGGATATGACGATCCGGAGGACTTAGACCTTTTTAACAAACTTGTTCAAAAAGCAGTCCAACCGATCAATAAGGAATTAAGCTCCTTAAAAGATGGTATTGTTGACGTAGTAGATTCAAGAGCTTTTGATGAAGTATTGACTTCCAAAGGACTTGCTACTTACGGAATACTTAAAGCACAGTCAACGTTTGATTACGCTTTAATCGAATACAAAATGCACGGCTTAACAGTCAAGTCTATTTTGGATTCTGCTATCAAAAACAAGGACGCGAACGGCGCGGCAGAAATTCTCGAAGATTTGCAAATGGCAATGATCGAAGATGGATTATGGCAAGGGCAAATGCCTTTAGCTATGGGACCTGCTCCTGTTCAAGCGCAAGCCAATATTCCTTTAGCTCCGAAGCCTGTTTTGCCTCACGGCGTAACAACTCTTCCTGATGTTCCACAATCTGCAGTAGATCCTGCGCAAATCGAAGTTCTCTCTAAGCAATTTCGTGAAGGTGTAATCACCTACGAAAAGTTTAAAGAGCTAAGTTCACAAATCCTGCGGCAACAAGCCGCTAAAACATAAGGTAAATTATTATGGCTTCCGTACTGACACAAACAGATTATATCCCGGTAGTGTACTCACCTTTAATGGTAGCAGCACTCTACGCTAACACTTGTCTTTCAAAGATTGCTAACACCAATTACGAAGGCGAGATCAAAGAAATGGGTAATCAGGTAAAAATCCGTATCACTCCTCACGTTACTATTCGTGATTATGTTGCGGCTGATGATTTGATCGCCGAAACAATCGCTAAAGCCTCGATTGATCTTGACATTGATCGCGGTAAATATTTCATGTTCCCTGCGGAATACGTTGAAGTTAAGCAGAGTGATATTCACTTTGTTGAAGTATTCGCGGAATCTGCTGGTATTGACATGAAAGTTCAAATCGAAACAGATATTTTTGCAGACATCTATTCAGACGCAGCTACAGGAAACTATGGCGCGGCTGCTGGACTGATAAGCGGAGATATTAATCTTGGTACTTCTGCGGCTCCGCTGTCAGTTACTAAGACTACTATTATCGGTGCTATTGCCGACCTGAGCCTTTGTCTTGATGAACAGAACGTTCCAGAAGCTGACCGTTGGTTAGTTCTTCCTAGTTGGGCGCACTCTATTCTTATCCAGCATGAAGAGTTCAGAGCAAATAGTTCTGGTGATGATAAAAGCGCACTGCGACTTGGAAAAGTTGGTAATTTCAACAACTTTGACATCTACAAATCTAATACCCTTAACACTACTGCTACTGATGATAGCACAGATGGCGCCACTAAACAAGTGGATATTATCGCTGGGCATAAAGATGCGTTGACGTTCGCAAGTCAGCTTTTGATTACTAACGAAAAAATCAAATCCGAATTGAAATTCCAAGATTACTATCGCGGACTTCATGTATTTGGTTTCAAAGTTTGTCAGCCTAAATCACTTATTCATGCAGTATGGGTAAGAGGTTAAGGTTTAATTTGTTTATTCCGGGTTTCTTGTGATTCCCGGAATAAACTTTAATCTTTAAAAAAAGGAAGTACAAAATGTCAGCTAAATGTTTAAAGCACAAAATTAATGGACGGATTTTTCCGTGGACGGCAGCACTAGCAAGAAAAACCGATATGATTCCTTGTACACCAGAGGGAATTGAAACCGGAAAGCTTGATGTTAATAACGGCAACGAAAAAGCCTTTGTTGATCTTACCAAAACCGTAAACAAACAGGCAAATGAAATCCTTGACCTGAAAGCTTATATTGTTAAACTTGAAGCAGAAGTTAGCGTAGGCGGAAACCTGCGTGATGATCGGAAAGGCGAATACGAAGCACTTTCTCGTAAAGACTTAATGGGCTTGGCTCTTTCAAAAGGAATTGCTAACGCTCCGCAGAAATTCAAATCCGGCAAAGAGTATAAATTGATTGCTCTCCTGCTTGACCAAGAATTTACTGCATAAATGGAGTAGATTATGATTGATGCAAGTGAAGTTATTACAACTGTAAAAAATAAGTTAAGTTCTAATCCGGCAAGCGAAGCGACTTTTGTTCTTATATCGTCTGCGACTATCCTTTCTGATGTTCGCGGGGCTTTAGGTGATACGATTGAAGATTATCGCTGGTCTGACGCTGTTCTTAATTCGTTTATTACAATGGGGATTGCTGACATAAAACAAAAACGTACCGATGCAATGTATGATTGGGACGGTGTTATTTTAGCGGCAGCTTCTATCCGTAATAGCTTCACTACTGCATTATATTTTTTCACACTTTCAAGAGCTTACGATCAGGACGCCGGGCTTAATGATAACAATCTTGGATTAAGCAAAACTTACGAAAAGAATTATTATGACAGTTTAGGCACGGTTCTATACTTTTACCCGGAAACAATTTTAACCGACGCTATAAACAATGGAATTCAGGCGGTATTAAGAGATCGTCCAGACGCTTCCTTGACTGAAACTGGACTATGGCGTGATCCGTCAATAATAGTGGTCGTTGCAGATCAAATAGATTTACCAGAAATATTCAGAAACGCAATTATAAACTTTACCGCATACGAAGCTATCTTAGCAATGCGAGGCGATGCCAAAAGCGCACAAAACTTTTTTCACTTTATAAAAGCGAGGTATCTAGCTAATGGAACTTTATTCAGATTTATATGCTTACATTCAGCCGTATGTTACTGGCGCAACAAAAGCAGTCGTTATACAGTCGGTAAAACTTGCCGTCCGTAGATTTTGCCGGGAAACAGAATCCTGGCGTTCAACTAATACTCAAAATAGTGTTTCAACTACAAAAACTTATTCTTTTGACCTTAGTAGCTACAACGCCGATTTTTATAGAATAGTATCTGTTAGGGCAAACCAAGATGATGTAGATGATGTTCTGGACGAATCTAGATATACTGTTTCTGCCGATCGCACTTCAATTACTTTAGACGAATATCCTAGTGCGTCACAAACAAACGGTATTGTTATAATAATTACCATGATTCCGCAATACGATGCAGAAGAACTTACGGACGTATTTTTTACCAGGTGGAGTGAAGCTTTAATGGAAGCGGCTAAATATGAATTATACAAACAACCGCGCAAGCCTTACACGGACTTGAACCAAGCCCAAGTGTGTTTGCGTGAATATATGCGTTTTGTGGCTGACGCAAAAAAAGAAAATTTCCGTGATGGAAAAACCATAAACGACAAAGTTAACATGAATACAGCAAGGGGGATATGGGGCAATGGGCAACCTGAACGTAACACTATATATTGATATACCAAGCAAGGCTTTTACTATCCAACCTGACGCTCTTAATAAACGCGACTATGTTGATTTGTCGGTATATCAACTGACAGATAGTATCGTTTCCGCAAATACTCTTTTGTCAATAGACTACGAGGGCAATACGGTTGCAAGTGGTACTGTTATTTTTAATGGCGGTAACGCTGTTTTTCCATTGAATTTAAACTCTACTGAATTAATTGCTATATTTGCTGATAAAAGCGACGCTTACCAGGCTAATTTTAATATATTGATTCAGGATAACGATAGTGCTAATATAATCTTGAATACGCTTATTCCTATTAAAAACATTCCTGCGGTAGACGAACCAAGCATAGGCGGAACACCGCTTTATGATGAAAGTTTAGGAAATCTAACAGAACTAACTTCTGATGTTTTAACAATCACTGGCGGCGGACTTGCTACGTTTGGCGATG